CAATGAGCACAATGCTACAGCATTTGTTGATGTTCTACAAGCTAGGCGGCAAACAGTTGTACTACTTCAACACCAATGACGGACAAGGAGAAGTCGATGTTAACAAGATGATGGGCGAACTTGAAGTTGTTGAAGTAGACGAGGAAGATTGCGAAGGTTGCACAATTTAATACTTGACACGCCCTAGAGGGCGTGTTATAGTAGTACTATAGATATACACACAAGGGTAAGAGATATACATGAGCGTTTTTAACACTGAAAATAAAGCAGACCACACAAAAGTATTAGCATTTCTAGATCCAACAGGTGGGCCTACGATTCAGCGTTATGACACGCTAAAGTATAAAAGCTTTGATGGACTTACAGACAAGCAACTAGGATTCTTTTGGCGCCCTGAAGAAGTTGATGTAACCAAAGACAGCAAAGACTTTAAAGCCCTTAGTGACCATGAGCGTCATATCTTTACAAGCAACCTAAAGCGTCAGATCCTATTAGACAGTGTACAAGGTCGTGCGCCAGTAGAAGCATTTTCGCCTATTGTAAGTTTGCCAGAGATTGAGAACTGGATTACAACGTGGACGTTCTCAGAAACAATCCACTCACGTTCGTACACACATATTATTCGTAACGTGTACAGCAACCCTAGTAAAATCTTTGATGAGATGCTAGACATTGCAGAGATTGCAGACTGTGCTGGAGACATTAGCAAGTACTACGATGACCTTATTGAGATGAGCAGCTGGTATAACTTGCTGGGCGAAGGCACTCACAAAGTTAACGGTAAGAAGATTGTAGTTGATCTTTACGAACTAAAGAAACTATTGTGGCTTACACTAATGAGTGTTAACATTCTCGAAGGTGTACGTTTTTACGTGAGCTTTGCATGTAGCTGGGCGTTTGCAGAGATGAAGCAAATGGAAGGCAATGCTAAGATTATTAAGCTGATTGCACGTGACGAGAACTTGCACCTTGCAAGCACACAGATGTTGTTAAAGATTCTCAAGAAAGATGATCCAGACTATGTAAAGATTGCAGAAGAAACAGAAGAAGCATGCGTTCAGATGTTTGTAGAAGCAGTTGATCAAGAAAAAGCTTGGGCAGAGTATCTGTTCAAAGACGGATCGATGATTGGACTTAACACAGAGTTGTTGAGTGGATATATTGAATGGATTTGCACACGTCGAATGACTAACGTAAATCTAAAGTCGCCATATACTACAAAAACTAATCCGTTGCCGTGGACACAAAAATGGATCAGTGGTAGTGAAGTACAAGTGGCGCCACAAGAAACAGAAATAACATCATACGTCTCAGGCGGCACTAAACAAGACGTAAGCACAGACACTTTTAAAGGATTCAGTTTATGATTGAAATTTATGGTAAACCAGCATGTCCGCATTGTGATCAAGCAAAGCGGCTTTGCGAACAGCGTGAATTAGAATACAAGTATTTTCAACTAGACACAGACTTTACTCGTGAGGAAGTACTAGAAATGTTTCCAGGAGCACGTACTTTCCCACAAATTAAAGTTAATGGAACGTCAATCGGTGGTAAGGATCAGTTAGGTACTTACTTAGAAGAAACTAACTATAACGGAACAGGATACTCACTATAATGTTAATTGAAACACCTTATAAAAATGGAGACACAGTGTCTCTAAAACTAAGTTCAGGCGAAGAGATTGTTGCTCGCTTAGAAGAAGAAACATCAACTAAATTTGTATTGACTAAGCCTATGGTATTAATTATGCAACAAGAAGGCTTGGGACTAGCACCTTACATGTTTAGCGTATCACCTGACGCAAAATTTAATATATTGTCAACTACTGTTAGTTGCGTAGCAAAAACAGTAGATCAAATTGCAGATCAGTACACTGCAACTACTAGCAATATTCAAATAGTATAAGATAAATAATTTTATGCCAGCAGCTATCAAAATAACTTCAGCATCAACAGGCGACCCGTGTGGAGCTCCTCCTAGAGTTCCAGCAGCATCTAGCGGTAACGTGTATGCTGAAGGCGAATTAGTAGTACGCAAAGGCGATGCGTATGCAGCCCATGCATGTCCAGGTGCACCACCACACAATGCAACAGCTTCTGCAGGTAGCGGATCTGTTTATATAAATGGTAAAGCAGTTCATCGTGAAGGTGACGAAATATCTTGTGGATCGACTGGATCAAACGGCGCAAGCACCGTAATTATTGGTTGACAACCTACTCTTTCTATGTTATAGTATATACATAATATGAAACTAGGCATAGAAGAGGCAATATGAAATATAACGATAAAGTAATACTTACTGACGCAGATGGCGTCCTACTTAACTGGGAGTATGCATTCTGCTGTTATTTAGAACAGCGTGGCTACACACAGATTGAGAACGGCAACTGGGAATACGACATTGCCAAACGTTTTGGTATCTCACGCACCCAAGCAATTAGGCACGTAAAGGTATTTAATGAAAGTGCAGCAATGGGCTTTCTACCTGCACTACGTGATGCTATGTATTACGTTAAACGATTACACGAAGAACACGGATATGTATTCCGTTGCATTACATCTATGAGTTTAGACCCTAATGCATACAAACTTCGTAAAATGAATTTGGAGAAGTTGTTCGGCGAAACAGCTTTCGAAGAATTAGTTTGTTTAGATACTGGAGGTGATAAAGACGAAGCACTTGAACCGTATCGTGATTCAGGCTTGTACTGGATTGAAGACAAAGTAAGCAACGCAGTACTTGGTTTAGACTTAGGTTTAAATTCAATACTGGTAGAGCATGGATTTAACATGCACGACGATCTTCCAGAAGGCATGGTTAAATGTGTCAACTGGAAGGAAATTTACAATCATATTACAGGAGAAAATATATGAGCGATCAAACACAACATGAACAAATTGTTGCAGCATTTGAAGCGTACCTAGTCGAACATGCGGCTTGGGAAGATAAGAATGTTAAAGCAGCAGCAACCCGCGCCCGTAGCGCACTAGGTGACTTAGGTAAGTTGACAAAGTCAAGACGTGCAGAGATTCAAGAACGCAAGAACGCAATGTAATGAGCGGGCAAAGACGTTGGCTCAGAACTTGGGCTAGAACCGTTGGCATGCCCGTTGGAATTACAGATAACGATAAGCCAGAGTTTCTTCCTATTACACAACGCGATGTAAAGAAGGCTTTGGCTTTTCGAACATTCTGGATCATATTGCACGTTATTACGTGCTTTATGATTATTATTGGCAATGGTCGAACACTTAACTTTTGGTAAAGAGAAAGACAATTTATGAACCCAACACCTAGAGAAACTGACGAAGAGTCAACTAAAGCAATTGAAGAATTTCTTGCCAAAGGCGGCAAAATTACACAGTGTGAACCATTTGCCCGTACAGAAGACTTAGAAATCAAAGGCGGCTTCTACGGACGCAAACCAAAGAAAAAAGAAGAATGAACGTAGAAGAAGGCGATAAAGCCGTAATTGTTTTTAGTATCAATCCTAGGAACGTTGGACGTATTGTTAACGTAAGTGAATACATTGGCAAGTTCAAAGAAGGTGAACAGTTTGAAGCATACGGAATGACTTGTACTTGTGCAGTCCACGATCATTACTGGTGGATCGAAGCAGATGATCTAAACATTCAATTAGGTCCATCACCTAAGGCATACATTGCAGACAGTTGGCTTCGTAAGATTGTAAACCCTGATGAAAAACTATCAACTAAGCATACTGAAGAACTAGACATCTTCGCTTAAATACACTATGAAAATAGTTTACATCCACGGGGCAACAGCAAGTGAACGCAGTTTTGCCTTTATACAAAAGAGTATTCGCTCTAAAGATCCTATCTATTTAAATTACGAAAAAGAAGGACCTGCAAAAGACAACCTTGCAGAAATGATCGAGGCACTTAACAGTGTTGAAGAACCATTGTTTATTGTTGCACATAGTTTAGGTGGAGTGTATGCAACGTATCTACAGCAAGAAGTTGACAATATAAAAGGTGTAGTAAGTCTAGCAACACCATTTAATGGCAGTGAGATAGCAACGTGGGGAGCGATGCTTAATCCACGCTATCAACTGTTTAAAGATATTTCAACACAAAGTAGTTTTATACGAGGCAGTAGGAATAT